AGGGACAATTCTAAAAAGTAGGCGTATGGATTTGATAACGAAAGATTCCGAAACCACGCTGGTACTGTTTTCCTCCCTTGACAAGGTGCTGGAAAACGTGGAGTACGTGGTAATGAACTATCGCCCAGTATTGAACGGTGAACACTACCTGACGGGCGATGAAGTGTGCAGACGGCTTTGCATCAGCAAACGGACATTGCAGGATTACAGGGACACGGGACTGCTGGGGTACGTGCAGCTTCCGGGAAAAATCATCTACCGGGAAAGTGACATCATGGATTTGTTGGAAAGGTTCTATCAGAAATGAAATCTTGAAAACATGGAATCTTGTTTTATTGCTGTCTTGCTTTCTTGAAATATTGAAGTATTGAAATATAGCTGTCTTGTTTTCTATATTGTTTGGTTGAAAGCCAGCAATCACGGTTTCTTGAAAACTGTGTTGCTGGCTTCTTCGTGCTTATACGGATAGCTGTTTCTCAACGGCTTGCATATCCCTTAATATCGTTTGGTCTAATACCTTTGCGTAGTGCTGTGTCATTCGGGTGGATGAATGCCCCAGCATTTTAGCCACGTTCGGTAGTGACACGTTGTTAGCCAGTGCGATAACCGATGCGAAACTGTGCCGGGCGGTGTGGGAAATTATCAACAAAGCAACACAAAACAGAATGGGGAATTAATAACGCAAGCTGTTAGTAATGAGCAAATTTTCAATATTTGGAACAATCCTCAAAAACGGATTTTGGGAAAATATTGAGTTAGTTCCGTTACTAAACCGTTAACAAGTTGTTACCGAAACAGACGGTGTTAACGACAAGGTTGAAAAAAGTTTGCTGACGGTTTCTTTTTCAATGAAACACAGTATTTTGCGTAGCGATGAACGCTTACATCAACAGTAATTTTGCAAACAAAAAATGTAGGCGTATGAAGATTGAAAAATTCAAGGTCTTGCTTTATCTGAAGAAGACCGAACCCGACAAGTCGGGCAAAGCTCCCATCATGGGACGAATCACACTGAACCGGACAATGACACAGTTCAGCACGAAATTGTCCTGTACCCCGAAACTGTGGAATGCGAGGGAAAGCCGTCTGGACGGAAAAAGCCGGGAAGCGGTGGAAACAAATGCGAAAATAGAAAAACTGCTGCTTGCCATCAATGAGGCGTTTGAGGAATTGCAAAGTCGGAAACGTGATTTTGATGCCAAGGCTGTAAAAGAACTGCTTCAAGGCAGCATGGAAACGCAAATGACACTACTCCGCCTGTTTGACAGGCTCATTGAAGAACAGAAAAGCCGTATCGGTATTGACGTTTCCGCATCCTCAATGAGTACCTATCATTATGCACGGCTGACACTGGGCGATTTCATCAATAAGAAGTATAAAATGAACGACATTGCCTTCGGTGCACTGAACGAACAGTTCATCCGGGAATATCAGGCTTACACAGAAGAAGAACGTGGCTATTCCAACCAGACCACACGTCATTACCTTGCCCTGTTGAAGAAAGTCTGCCGGATAGCCTATAAGGAGGGACTATCCGAGAAATGGCATTTCGTGCATTTCAAACTGCCCAAACAGAAAGAAAGCACGCCAAAGGCATTGAGCCGTGAAGACTTTGAGAAGCTGCGTGACGTGGTGATACCTGAGAAACGGATTTCCGTGATTGTCACAAGAGACCTGTTCCTGTTTGCCTGCTATACGGGTACCGCCTATGCGGACACCGTATCGGTAACGCACGAAAACCTGTTCACGGATGATGACGGCAGCCTGTGGCTGAAATACCGACGTAAGAAAAACGAGCTGAAAGCACGTGTGAAACTGCTTCCCGAAGCCATAGCTCTTATAGATAAGTATAAGGATGACACAAGGGAAACACTGCTGCCTCCACAACATTACCGTACACTCCGTGCGAACATGAAAATCCTGCGTGTCCTTGCTGGACTGGAAACCGACCTCTGGTATCACATGGGACGGCACTCGTTCGCCTCGCTGGTCACGCTCGAAGAGGGAGTACCTATTGAAACTATCAGCAAGATGCTCGGGCACAGCAATATAAAGACAACACAAATTTATGCCCGTGTCACCCCGAAGAAGCTATTTGAGGATATGGACAAATTCATTGAGGCGACAGCCGATTTGGAACTGGTACTGTAAACAGACATCAGACCAATATTATTATATTCATCATCATAAAAATACAGAGATATGCGCAGCACATTTAAGATATTGCCTTATATAAACAAAAAAAGAATCAAGCCGGACGGTACGTGTGCCATCCTCTGCCGAGTGTCCATTGACGGAAAAAACATCCTTATCACCACGGGACTTACCTGCCGCCCTGAGGATTGGGACAGCAGGAAAGGAACTATCCGCACGGCACGCGAGAACAACCGCCTGACAGAGTTCCGCACGAATCTGGAAGAAACCTATAACCGTCTGATTAAAGAACAAGGTGCGGTCAGCGCGGAGCTGTTGAAAAACACCGTCATGGGAGTGGCGAGAATCCCACAGACCCTGCTTCAAGGCGGAGAGGCTGAACGTGAGCGGCTAAAGATACGCTCGGAAAAGATTAATTCAACTTCCTCTTACCGCCAATCGAAGACCACGCAGTTGAACCTGCAACAGTTTCTCCGCTCCAAAGGCATGGAGGACATCGCTTTTACCGACATCACGGAGGAGTTCGGGCATTCGTTCAAACTTTTCCTGAAAAAAGAAATGGGTTATGCGACGACCCATGTAAACTATTGCCTGTGCTGGCTGAACCGCCTTATTTACATAGCTGTGGACGAAGGGGTACTGAGGTGTAACCCATTGGAGGACGTACCTTATGAAAAAAAGAATCCACCCAAAATGCGGCACATCAGCCGTAGTGAGCTAAAGCGTATCATGGCTACACCGATGGAGGATGAAAAAGTCGAACTTGCCCGGCGCATGTTTATCTTCTCTTCACTGACGGGGCTCGCCTATGCAGATTTGCGCAACCTTTATCCGTGTCACCTCGGAAAAACGGCGGAAGGCAGATTCTATATCCGTAAACAGCGGGAGAAAACAAATGTCGAGGCGTTTATTCCTCTACATCCGGTGGCACAAAAGATATTGTCACTATATAATACGGATGACCATTCACGTTCCGTGTTTCAATTACCTATTCGTGACATACTCTGGTTTGAGGTTCACTCATTGGGTATTATGATGGGCATCGAACAGAACCTTTCCCATCACTGTGCACGTCATACCTTCGGAACGCTGTTGCTCTCGGAGGGCATATCAATAGAAAGCGCAGCAAAAATGATGGGACATGCCAACATCAACAGCACCCAAGTTTACGCACAAGTGACGGACGGAAAAATATCCAAGGACATGGACAGGCTGATGGAACGGCGCAACAGTAGAAAAGAAACAGAAATAAATTGAAAAGGAATAAAAACAACGGTATGGAAAGATTCATCATTACATTGGACGAATCCGGCACGCTTCATGTGCCGGACGTTTCCAGCACATTTATCTGGATGGATGAGCCGGAACTGGTAAAACTGTTCGGAGTAATCGCTCCCACGCTCCGTGCGGCGGTAAGGGCTGTATATAAAAGCGGCATCGTACCCCCCAACGAGGCAGAACGGTACATCAACCTGCCCGATGGGAACAGACAGAAAGTATATGGCATCACCTTGGTTATTGCCATTGCTTTCCGGCTCAATACTCATGGGGCATGGCGTTTACGGGAACACGTGACCGGCAGGATTGGCAAACATGGCTGTAAAAGAGGAACACAGATAATCATCGTGCAGAACGGACGGAACACTGGTTTTGCATGAAATGATTTGCAGATATACAGATACGGCGCACGGTGGAAAAAATTCCAGACCTGTGCGCCGTATCTGTTCTGTCTCTTTCCGTATTGGAATTATCAGTCCTTATGTAGAAACGCTTCACGGTAATTTTCACGCAGCATCCGCTCGATGTCCGATTCCCTGTATAGTATTTTACCTCCCAACTGTATGTATGCCATACGTCCGGCATCCCTGTGCTCCTGTAACGTGCGACGGCTGGTTTTCAACAGTTGCGCCACCTCACGGTCGGTCAGGTAGCGTTCGCCGTCCAATATGGGACGGTAGTTTTCAGTGAGCTGTTCGACATATGCCAGTGTCCGTTCCAGTTTCCCAAGCATCCGAACTACCATCTCGCTTTCCTGTGTTATAAGTTCATTCATCATTCTACAATGGATTTAGTGGTTTTGCAAATAAAGTAAATCAGATGTCTTTTCCGTTTAATGCGGCTTGTCTGCGCCGTTCCTCGACAAAAGGAATAATGCGCTGCACATCTTCTGCACGATAATAGACCTTGCGCACAATCTGTGAATAAGCCAGCGTACCGTTGCTGCGCATGGTCTGTAAGGTACGGGGACTTATCTGAAGGATACGGCATACTTCCGCACTGTCCAGCCATTCACCCAAATGCTTTGCTTCCGATTTGTGACAAATTTCCTCCACCCGGCTTGCAAGACGGTTGAAGCGTACCATGATTTCCTCGAAGGTCTTCCTTTCAATAACTACTACTGTTTCCATAAATTGCTTGTTTTTGATTGTGAATACAGCCGCAAAATAAACGGATTCTATGTGAAGCGGTATCATTCGGGCTATGCGTGGCAGCATTTGGCACCGACGTGGAAGCCTGTGGCACTGACTGGCGGTGTAGAGTTGAGATTTTTAGAGAGGCAGTCAGATTTAATCATGTTCCATATTCGGCAGCCCCGACTTGATTCAATGCGACGGTTTCACCTGTGTTTTATTGCCGGGTGAAACTGTCTTTTTTGTATCCGTGCATGGGGAAAAGGACATATATGGAAGATATTACGAAAAAATCATTCCCTACTATGGGAATACTATGGATTTCACCTTCCGAGAGTTACGCACCTTTGCAACGTAACCAATACGGAAGGATATGGAAACAGTAACAATGGACAACAAAATCGTGAAAACGACAATGATGAAGACAGACCGGGCAGCGGGCTTCTTCAAGAAAGAAAATGTACCGAAAGAAGAAGTGAAAACTTTACAGGCAAGAAAGGAGGCGGATGATGGAAGGGATTGGTAAGGAGGTGTTCGAGGAATGGATGCAGCGCCTCATGGAACGGATTGACCGACTGGACGGCATCATATCGGTACTGATAAACAAGGATGCCTCCGGGGTGAAATACCTGGACGGGGAACGGATGTATGACAATCAGGACCTGTGCGAGATGCTGCGTATCAGCAAGCGGTCACTCCAACGCTTCCGCAGCGAATACGGACTCAAAAGCCGGCGTATCAGCCGCAAGAGCTACTATAAGGAATCGGACGTGCTGGAGTTTATCAGCCGGAACATGGAAGAGGTGACGCTGGACGGTAAAAAGGTGCTGAAAGTAAAGGAAGGCACAGGAAAGAAATCACCGGGCAAAACCAAAGAGAAGAAAGGAGGCAAGCGCACGGCAAGCCGCCGATGAAAGGGCATTTTCAAGACGAAAAGAAAAAATGCCTGTATGGGTGGTTGCCGACAGGCTTGTTCAATAACCAATTAAAAAAATCAATCAATGGAACAGAAAAAGAAAAGACAGGAGGACGTGCTGGTCGTCCGCGACGAGAAGACGGGCGAAATCAGTGTGGTTGCCGGACTGGATGCCAGAGGCTATCCCAAGAGGGCACAGGCAAAGGCGGAACACTCGCAGGAGTTTTTGCGTTTTGACCGACACGGGGATGCGATAGACAATTTTTTCAGGAACTTCTACCGCCAGTGCAAGGAGCCGACTCGATTCGGTTTCTACCGGGTGGCAGCGGACACGGTGGAAGCACTGCTGCCGGTCATCAAGGACCTGCTGAAAGACCCGGATGCGAATGCGGAGCTGCTGGCACCGCACAAAGTGGACACATCGGCGTACCGGCCGGTTGAGGAACAGCAGG